GCTTCATAACCAGTTTCTTGAAAAGAAGTGGCATATTGTCTTAAAGTTCTAGATGCTGCAACACTAAATGATGTTTCTACATCTCCAAAATATTGATTGGCGCTGGTAATAGTAATATCACCTTTACGACATAATGTCAATTTTTTGAAGCTTTCAGGAGCTGAAGGTTGGACCCTCCAATTTATTGCTCCTCTGCTGCCTATAAAACATGCACCAACATAATTTATAGGACTTTCAGTTACTAAATTCACATTGTAACCTGGTGCTGAATACGTTCCATTTGGATCAATACGATAGTATTGAGGATACCTATTAAGAAGAAAACTGTAATAACTCCAAGCAGTTATTCCGCCTCCTCCAGAATTAGGAACAATAGAATAAGATCTAACAAATCTTCTAAGAAGAGTTCGTATAGACTTAATTGTTTCTCCTTGATATATGGAATATAATTCAGGATGCTCAGGTTTACGATCGTACATATCAACTTGTTTAGTTTTATATACGAATTCGTTACTGTGAATTTTAGATTTTCCAGATTTAGTAAATAATTCTGGATATTTGTTAAAGAATTGAAATTTATTCAAAATTCTTTCCTCACTAACGACAGTTGGAATTAACGTAGTAGTTCCAACCATACGATCTTTGGGTATTTGTTTGGGGACGGCAAGTTCAAAACGTTCTCCAGCTCGGACTGATATTTGCATTTGGATATCAGCACTGGCTACAGGACTAGTTTGAACGTTTAAAACACGGACTGTTAGAGTTCCATTTGATTCATTAGGATCAAAAGGAGTAACTAAAGAACCATTTAATGCATACCTAGATGCATTAGTTTTTATTGTTTTTAACCATGAAGTTGCTGCTAAATAAGGTACTTTAATATCTATTTCTGAAGTTTCGGCTATATCTACTATTTCATTAATACAACTAGTAAAACCTACAGCATTATCATCAGCTGGATCCCAACAAATACGAACACGACCTCTATGATATTGAGAACAAATAAATCTGAAAGTAAATATTATATCTCCACGCCAAAATTTAAACATTTCTGAGAAATGTGCAAGAGGAGTTTTATAAATATAATTATAAAATCCTGGTGAAAATTCTGTGTGAAAAATAAAAGGATCAACATATGTAGAAAATAAGATTGAATCAGTAGGTGCTGAAGCACTCCATAATGCGGAATCTAAATAAGCTTCACGCGTTACTAGATTTTGTATAAGAAGTTCATCCATACCATCGCCTCCTCCAACTCTATTATCTATAGTTAATTCATTTTTGGGATCAAAAGTTAATTTTTCTATAGGTGTAGATATTTCGGAAGTACAATGTTGAGGGTAAGGATTAGGTACCATTGCATTTACATCTGATACATTAGGTATATTTGTAAAACCAAATAAAGTTAATGCAGATGAAGCTATGCTAGACATTTGTGAACCAACTTTAGCAAAAGGTCCAATAATAGGTAAACTAGATAAACTATCTAATGCACCTGATACTTTGGAAGCCATTGCAGAAGGTTTTTCATTTGTACCTTTAAATCTATCTCCTTTTCCACTATGAAAATTTGCATAACGAATATTATTCTTATAAGCAAGCAATTCATTATGGAATTGAGTAGACATATCTTCTTCTTTAGATACTAGTACCGCAGCATTAGTAGAACCTGCAATAGAAATATTTTCAGCATGTATAAATACTTTAACATTAACGTTAGCACCAACAACAGAGTTAGCATTACGTAATACGTCTGTAGAATCTATATATATTTCACCAAAACCTGCCAACTCAGAAAAATTCTTAGTTGACAAATAATTTTTGTTTGATATGAAAGGTAAAGTCATTTCACCACCCTGACTTTTTGCTGCATAGCAGTAAAAGTGGGGCCTTTGCGATCTCTGTATGAAAGCAGCAGTTGTGGGACCTACTATCATACCAGCATTAAATTGCGGTAAAGGTCTATAAGATACCAACAGTTGACCATAATAAAATGGACTAGCATTGATTACAACTTTCACTTTTAGTTGAGCGTTTAAAAAGGGATACGTCTGAAGTTTATTTTTAATAAACCCGTCACCAAAATATGCTGACCAAGGCAGAAGGGCCTGATTAAAATTTGCTCCTTCAGTCCATGTATAGTCCGCCACTAAGACGGGACGAGACATGAATGAATATAAATCCAGTTTATCAGTACTTTCATTTACAAAGCTCGAAGGAATTTCTTGATAATTATCAACAATCTCCCCAGCATTTTCGTCAATGAAAGACATGGTGACACTCGTGCTTTCTTTCTTTTCCGACACGCCTGCTTGAGAAGGCGCACCGATTGATGTATCATCGTTAGAATGGCTGATACTACCATTATTATTATTATTATTTGAAGCGAGTCGTTAATTTAACGTCGACTACCTGTTAACTCAAAATGGTCATTGACGTCTATTCACTGTGTTCCAACCAAACACTTTCCTAAAAAGGAACTTCGAGGGACGCTCTTGGTGAGATAATGTATAATTCCACGCTCATATAGATATAAAGAATAGAAAATGAAAAATATGCAGTATATAATTATACATAAAAGCTTTTTGGTTTAAGGGACTTTGCTTTCAAAAGCCCCCTGCCTTTCCATTTAGAGAAAGTGTTTGGAATGATTCCAAAACTCATCTTTCAATTGCTCATAAGATGGTAATAAATTATCCCAAGTCCACTCTTCTAAATCATGTTCCTTGATTAAATTCAAGAACATATCTTTCTTTTGCAAATACGTTTCTTTTCCATAAAAGAAATATTCACGTACTGCTGATGACATTATATCTAAAATTTGTTCTTGCCAAACTACAGATTTAGATGCCACCCATACCGTTAAACTCTTCTCTATAGATTCATGATCTAGCGGACATAAAAATGCTTGAACATCTTTATCCCATTTCCATGATCTCTTAAGAAAAGAGGCTTCACGTATGTTCACGTATGCAACACTATCGGCTTCTTTGTCTGCCATAGTATAAACAACACCATTTCTAGCTAATTCCTCAGCTATAGTAGTATGATTAAACCATGGAGCATTCTTGGAAACACCCATAATGTTGTCATCACCATAAGTCATTAAGGAAACATTTTTCCTAAATGATAAACACTCTTTCTCTGGATTCAACTGGTAATAGCAATATCTCACATAAAGAGAATTAACTAAACCATTAATCACAACAGTCAAAGGATGACCGGAAGGATTTGAACCAAAGAACTGTACAAAATCTCCATTGAATTCTACAAATGGAAATGCTGTATCTACAGCAATTCCATCTATAACTCTCAATTCTTCTGTACTGTACTTTCCACTCTTTTTTGCTAAAGCTTTCAAAATATCAAAAGCTAACAAAATAAGCTTTGGAGACATACGTTTATCAAAAGACTTATAATCTCCAGCAACAATTCTATCTTCACCATGTTTGGTAAGATATTCATATATTTGTTGCCACTCAATAGATTGAGCGATAGTACCAGGAGCACTTTCAAAAACATATTTATTGAGTTGTAAAACTCTCACCATGTTTAGTAAGTACTTTCTTACTACTATACTCCAATCTACTGGCGCACCAGTAAAAACTCTTGTTTTGCCTATATTTGCTTTCTTGAAAGTTACTGCTTCATCTTTAAGATGAGCACAAAAGTTTGGC